CGTTGCCGTGTAACTATGCGACGTCGGGCACCTCGATCTCGGTCGCGTCAAAGTAATCAGTGTGCTTTTTCAGCATCGCGTCATACCCGCGCAGCGCCTTCAGGATCTCGGCTTTCGCGTTGTCGCGTGCCTCCTGACTGTCGCCATTCTCGACCACTTCGAGCAGCACGCTACCTGCCCACGTCCACGTTGGATTGCATTTGATTGCTGTACTCATGATCCTTGCTCCTGTGTAACTAACTCAATGAATTGATCCCAGTCGTCGCCGCATTGCGGGCACCATGCCTCGTACTCTGCGGGTTCCTCCTGTGTCTGATGAAAGGTGCACTTGGATTCGAGGTCATCTTCGTGACCTATCCATCCGCACCCGGTGCACTGCCACATTTGATTGAAGATACTCATGCCAGCTCCTCCATTCCGATGACGAATCCGCTTGTATCCTTGCGGGCTTTTCCTTTGGCTTTCAGTGCGACCAGCGACCCGGCCCGGTCCAGAAACCTGAGGTCATTTGCGTCGCCATCCACGAACCATTGCTTGCACTCTTCAGCGATCATGCGCGCTTGGCTGATGGCATCCTTGTCGCGGTACACGGTGACCAGCGAGCAGCCTGTTTCCTGTCGCGCTTTCCAGCATCGCGCTGCGTACACTGGCGAGGCTTCCGAGTAGCTCAGGCAGATGTAGTAATTGCTGGGCAGCTCGCGGTAGAAACGCTTGGCGATTTTCGTGTAGTCGTAGAACTGGATCTCCGGAAACACCGCGAAGATATTCGTGAAGATGCAGTGAATGCCGCGCTTGTTGTCCGAGACTTTACACGGCAGCTTTTCCCAAAGGATGTCGCTGGTTCCATTCAGCCGGATGACTGGCGTCAGGTTCATGCGCTCAGCCTTGCGGATGAATGCGCGTATCTCTTGATAGAGTCGGCGAAAGAATTCATCCTGATCATTCACGAACAGCTGCGTGCGTGCGATGCGTGCGCGCTGGATTGCGTTGTCCGGGAGCAGGCCTGCGGGAGTGCGAAAGCGCTTCGAGCCTTTCGAGATCCCACCGCGACCGGCAGTGTTGAGACATCCTTTCCAGCAGCCTGCAAGCTCAGCCATCGGGCAGACGTTGAAGCCTGATGACTTGTATGGTGCGAGGTACAACACCGCAGTGAGGAAGCCTTTGATTTGACCTTTGACGGTCTTCGCGTTCTGGTCGATGTTAAGTAGCTTTTTCATTTCGTTTGCTCCTGAGTTTTGAACAGCGGGACCAGCATGACGCAGCCCCAATAGATGATGAAGATCAAAGCGCACACGTCGCAGGCGCTCATGACTCAAGCACCCAGTGTCCGTAAAAGTTATCGTTGAAAGTGTGCAGCTCCCAGCGGAAGCCGAACTGATTAGCCATCGTGACAAGCCGGGGATCGATGGGCTCGTGCGTGGCGACGATCATGGTGATGCCGTTGATGATGTCGGCGGGCACCGTGTACGGTGCGTGACCGAGTGCGCGGATTGCGCGGATGATGATTTCGTGCGTTGCGAGGGTTCCTAGAATGTTCATAATTTTCTTCCGTTTCTTGACTGTAAAACCCATTATACCACGTTAGCGCTCCTGTGTCAAATCCGGTGATTATGTTAAATAGAGGGGTCTCTGTATTATGTTAAATGGGAGATCCCTCACGCGCGCGAGCGCCTGACAATAAAAAGGAACGCGCCCTCGCGAGCGCGTCCCGTGTGTGCGTACGTGCGTACGCGGGTGGATCAGTAGCCGTTGGTCTCGGCCCACCTGATGATGGCGTCACGGTGCCGCTCGGGCACGTCGTACTCGTCACCCGTGTGATAGTCTTCGAGAGTGCCGAAGCCCATCAGCATGCCGAGTGATCCGCCGAACTCAACGCCGCGCACCGTGCGCGTGACGCTGCAGTCTGAGCGTGGCTCGCCATCCTCCTCGAATAGCTCCAGCTCAACGTCGTAACCGTAGATGGTTTTCTTCAGGCACTTGTCATCGGTGCCGGTCGAGTTGCTTGCGTTGCTCATAGCTTGTTGCTCCTTTACTTGGCGTTGCAAAACTTCGTACGCGTAGTCGTTCAGGCTCATGCCTCTTGCTCCTTGAGTTGCTGCTTAAGTTCATCTACCTGACGTTGCAGGTCATCCATCGCAGCCTTGATGTTGCGCTGGATGTTGTTCAGCTCTTGCTGTTGTTGCGGTGTAAACATTTCACACTCCTACGATTTCAATGGGCAGGTAGACCAGAGTCTCAAGGGCTCGCGTCACTGCGACGTACTGCAGGTTGCGCTCTTGCTCTTGCTGCCATGGCTGCGTTGCCCAGCGTGATGGCATCAGGTCCGGATTGAGAATGAATACTCGCGGAGCTTCGAGGCCTTTCGCCTTGTGCACCGTTGCGAGTGTCGTGCCTTGTGCGCTATCGCTGAACATGTCCGTGATGTTATCGGTCAGCTCCTTGATGGTGTCGAGGCCTGCAGCCAGCACGTTGATGCAATCGATCTTGTCCTGTATCGCTGCGATCTTCGCCTCGTTTTTCGCAGCCTTCTTGATCTGCTTCTGCTGCCATGCATCCAGCTTCGGGCGCAGCTCATCGATGGTGCTGATGCGTTTGCCGCCTGCCTTCTTGATGACGTTGACCAGACCCTTGCCGATCTCGCGTCCCATCACGTGCACCCTGCGACCCTCGCCGATGCACTTGTATGCAAGCTCGATCAGGGGTGCGGTGTTGCGACAGACTACGAGGTCATCGTCGCTGAATGATTCGATGTCCCAGCTGGTAGGGTTGAGCACCTCGCCATCTTCGGCAGTGTCGCTGCACTCGATGTGCGGTACGAACTGCTTCGCGATCTCGACGATCTTGCGCGGGCACCGGTAGCTGATCGAGAGCGGTAGCTCTTCGGCCTTGAACACTCGACCGATGTTGTTGAGTGAGTTCGAGTCCGCGCCTCGGAATCCGTAGATGGCTTGGTGACTGTCGCCGACTGCGATGAGCCTGCCGCCAGTCTTAAGGAATTTGCGCAGCAGCGTGCGTTGCACGTGCGACACATCCTGCGCCTCATCGATGATGACCCAGTCGTATCCCCACGCTGCAAGATCAAGTGCGACCGGCATGTAGAGCTGATCATCGAAGTCCAGTTTGTTCTGCTCTTCGAGTCCAGCCTTGAGCAGGATGTTAGCCCAAGTGATGAACGTCGCTGCGCCGCAGCCGTTGGGGTCAACGTCGTACTTATCCATCAGCGTATCCCAGCGCTCGTCAGTGGCCTCGTACGTGCCGCTCGGTATGCGCATGCCCTTGGGGATGAGCCCGTGCGCCTTCGCCTTGCCGATGATGTTGAGCAGCTCAGGCCTGACCTCGCGCGACTCCTCAGGGAGCAGCCTGTCGATCAGGTCGAATGTCTTGTTGCGGTCAACGGTGATGTGCTTGCCGAGACGGTAGCGGCAGACTGCCCAGCCCAGTGCGTTGAGTGTCTTCGACTCGACGTGACCGGGGAGCTTGTTGCCCAGCTCAACTGCGATGGCTTTGTTGAATGCGAGGAACACTGCCTTGTGTGCTCGCGGGATCAGCTGCGCAGCCTTGACGATGGTGAAGGTCTTGCCGCTGCCTGCGACTGCTTGAACGATCAGCGCGCCTGCGGTGTCGATGTGCGCGGTGACCCAGTCGATGATGGCTTGCTGGAATTTGGAAAGTGTAATCATGTTGGTGCTCCGTAGGTGTCGCGTTTTATGTAAGATGAGTCATTATAGCACGGCAGCGCTACCGTGTCAAGTAGGGTATATTATGTTAAATAGCCTTACTCCATCCTCAGGGCGTGAAATAAAAAAAGCCCCCGTCACCATCTCTGGATCGGGGGGCTGCGGAGCGTTGAGGTTACGCGGCTAGTGCGTAGTCACTCGCGGATCCGATCAGGTCGTGCAGCTTCTGGCTGCGCTCGGTGTAGCTGCTGATCGGGGATCCCTTGAACGCTTCGGTCGCTGCGTTGAACAGCGTCCAGTTGGTACGCTCGCCATCGTCGTTGAGGAACTCAACATGGCTGGGCTCGTAGTACTCGTCAACGACCTTCTGCACCTTGCTGCTGACGATGATGTCTTTGCGCAGCATCTGGATGATGCAATGGTTCGCGGTCGCATCCTTCAACTGGGCTTGCTTGTAGCGAGCCACCTGTTCGGCGCGGTCCTGAACAGACTGCTCGAACTGGCCCATGAAGTTACCGACCAGTGTGCGCAGGTCAGCCATCACCATCGATGTCTGCTTGCGTCGCAGGACTACTGAACCGAAGAGGTCGAGGTTGGTGCAGATCGCGAGGGACTCGCCGCCGCACAACTGCCAGCTGAGTGACTTGTTGATTGAGCTGCGAACGCCGAAGCAGATCTTGCTCTCGTCACTGGTGAAGTTAACCACCTCGATCAGGCCGAACAACTGTGTGTCGTTGCGGGCGAGGACGTACTGCTCTTCGCCGAAGCGGAATCCCTTGGACTCGGCGACATCCTGAATCAGGTCAACGCCAGTAGAGAAAGGAACGGGCTTGTGCGAGCGGGTGTGCAGTGCGAGTGCGGCAGAATCAAACTTGGTGAGATCCTGTCGGCTTACGGTGTTGTCGTCTTTTGAGAACATTAACATTTTCTTGCTCCTTGTCGTTGAGGAAATCCCAACTTGCAATCATCGTACCACAGCAGCGCTCCTGTGTCAAGTAAGGTATATTATGTTAAGTCGCCTATTTTTATTCGATGGCACAGACGTGCAATAAAAAACCCCCATCACCATCTCAGGATCAGGGGGCCGGAGCATTCAGCTGCACTCACGCGTGGGCGCTAGGCAGACCGGAGTGACTTTCGTAACTTTCTCAGGCTCTTGCTTTTCGCAGAAGAAGCCATCGATGTTAATTTTCTTACGGGGTGTAAACGGGTTAAGACGTTCACCATCTTTCGGCGGATCCATCCACGCAGCCTGCGCGGCGTACCTCGTGCCCACGAACATGCACGACGACCGATCATCGTAAGTTTTCTGCTCAACCATCTCACCGTTGATCACCAGTACGAGCAGCCAGATTTGTATCGTTTCCATTGTTGGCCTCCAGTGCGGCACTCAATAGAGTGCTCGCGATTAGGGCAAGATCGTTCGGTGCCTGCCTGTCCTGACAGTCGCCGATCACTTCGCCGATTGCCTTGACGTCGTCGCCCTTGGACAGGTCGTACTCTCTGCCGTGTATCCACAGCTTCCTTGGCTGCTTGTCGTGTTCGCGTGCCAGCTCCATGCCATCGCGGCATCCGAGGTAGTACGCCTTGCGTGCGGAATCTTTAATGAGACCCTCGGTGTTGTTGGTGACGCGTTCGCACGCTTCATCCACCAGCACGCGTAGGTCATCATGCTTGCGCCTGTTGTTGTCGAGATTACTCATTAGGTGTGCTCCCATTTAACTAACGTGTTCGAATGATCAACTTTGAAATCCGCGCTTTCGAGGTTGCCTTCGGCCTCCTCTTTTGCGTCTTCGCATAGCGCGGTCTCGTCGTCGAGGTCTGCAACGTGATCGATAACAATTTCCTGTACGACCACGGTGCAGACTTGTACCGTCAATTTGTTCATCTCGGGTACTGGTTTCGGATGACGTTGAAAGCGAAGTCGATCTCGCCTTCCTCCTCCGCCTCTTGTAACACTGCAAGGATCCGGTCGATTGATTCGTTGTCAACTTCCTCGTCGCCGGTCGTGACTCTGATTGTGAGTTCGTTACCCATTGTCTGGCACCTCGATGTCGGCCTTGACATCCTTCAGGTACTGGATGCAGGTCGTCACGCTGGGACGATACTGGTCTGTCAGTCGTGGCAGCAGAATCGTAAACTCAGCGATGCAGGCGTCCAGCTTCTGGACATTGGTCGGTTCGGTTTTTGTGCTCATTACTTTTGCTCCTTCAACTCGGGAACTTCGTCCCGGACTTTTGCCGCGTCGCGCATCGATGACTTGATCCACTCGCGACCGTACTGGTGATGAAATTCCTTCTTGAATTTATCGACAGGAACTCCGAATGCGTCGAAGACGATTATCTCGCCAAGGTTCTCACTTTCGCCATAGGTGATGACGATGCGCATCTGATACTGGTAGCCAACTACGCGACCGTTCAGAAACATTTCAGTGTCGTACTTACTCATGCTCTTGCTCCTTTGCGTTTGAACACTTTGTGAATCGGTGGGATCAACGGTACCTGTTGGTCCTACCCCGGTCATCAGTCCGCAGTGCCTACCCAGTTAGGGTCATGGGCTCCGCTTCTCTCGCGGGATCAACGGCAGGGTCTCTGTAACAGTCAAGAAACGGAAACGAAACCTACCCCACCGATTCACAAAATGCTCACCTCTAGAATTGCACATCAGCGTTCCTGTGTCAAGCTCTTTCGACGCCTGCAGGTGTGCCAGTCTTCGACGTACACCCTGTCTTCGATCTGGATGTGCACGCGCGCCAGTATCGTCTTGACTACTGTGCCGCTGAGCCTGCCAGCACCACGTTCGATGCTGACAGTGTCACCGGGCTTGAACGGGTTGACGCTGCTCACGCTAGCTCCTCTCGTGCACGCTGCACGTAGCTATAGTGGTCGCTGGTACCGAAGCCCTCATCCTCTGGGAAGTCTTCGAGATCGCAGCAGATCCAGTACAGCGTGTCGGCTATCTTGTTGTCGTGGATGTCCACCTCCAACACTCGCGCGACGGTCGCCATGACGTTGCGCACGAGCAGGGTGGTGTTGAACTTGTTGCGCGTGTAGTCGCTCAGGTCGGCGTGGAAATCTGCGAGCGTGTTCGCTGCGGTCATGATGCTCATGCGAGTTCCTCCCCATCAACCGACGTCACGTTGTAGACGTTGTGCATCTGGTACTCGACCCGGTCACCGTGTGACATGCCTTCGAGGCCGAACGGATCATTGGCGAGTGATGCTCTGACCTTGTCACCGTCAACCTTGATGACCTTGGTCCAGATGCGTTCGCCTCCACCGTCGAGTATGCAGATCTTCGCGTACACTCCGGGCTTGACGACTTCGCGTAGGTGGTCGATGTCAGCGACCTCGAATGTATCCGGATGCTGTACTGCCATCCCTTGTGCGCTTTCGATTCTCATTACAGTTGCTCCTGATAATTTTTGAGATTCAGCTCCAGCTGCTTGATGTTGAGACCGTTGATCTCGAACACCTCTTCGCAGTGAATCATGGCGGAGCCAAGTCGGGGAATCACGTACTGGTCGAGTGACCAGCCGTGGTCATCAACACCGACGATGATCGTGCCGGTGTTGTCAAGCGTGCGACCCAGTACCTTAAAGTTGTTCGGCAGGTACTGGGCAACACTCTTGGATTTGCCAGTGGCAGCTATTGCGATTCTCACGCGGCTACTCCTCGGCGGGCGTTAACACGGATAGCGATGACTTCCTTCTCCGTGGTGTGCGACGTGACCAGCTGACGGCTGGGCTTCAGCTTCGCAGCTACTGCCTTCCAGTTGATGGTCGTGCGCAGGGACTCTACAACTACTGCGCGGAAGGTGTCACCCTCCATCGCAGTAATGCCAGCTTCGATGAACGACTCGCGAATGTCAGACTCGCGATCCTTCAGGTCAGCTATCTGTGCGCGGAGGAAGCCAAGTTCGTCGGCCAGTCCGGGCAGGTCTCTCTTTGCTACTTTACTCATGGTCGTGCTCCTTTCTTCTGCGTATCGTGAATTCACATTCACTATACACGGGAGCGCAGCCGTTGTCAAGTAGGGGTAATTATGTCAAATAGATCAATTACTTACTAGTCGAGAGATTTTTTGAAGTAGCAAGCATTGTTGTAAGCTTCGGTGCTACCTATGATATCGGCGTCAAGAAGATCGTTGATGATCGACTCACGTTGGTTTCGTTGCATAGTTCTATTGGTCTGTCGCGTGAGAACCGAAGTAGGCATCATGCCGTTTTTCAGGCAAAGCTTCTGCTCCGGTGAATTCGATTTTTGATTCATATACTTTTGAGGTTGGCTGATCACTGACTCGACGCGCAGTGCATTCTTCTCAATGTAACTTGTGCCAGAAGAAACAAATTGCATTTTGCTTGCCCAGCACTCGTTGCTCCATGACACTAACCTGATTGCCCACCGCGCGATGTCAGGTGTGATGACGGGATGGTGCGCATCGACACCGACTGCTGCGACGCCTGCCATGATGAGTGCGTTTTGGTTCGCTCTCGCCCACGTTTCATCTTTGCGTGATCGACGACGCGATGACTCTTCATACTCATCGAAACGTGAAAACGTATCCGTGTCTTCAAACATGATCTCAGTGTGGGTATCATGTGGCTCGTGTGCAATAAGTTCGCGCGCGTGTTTCTTGAGAGCTGACGGGAACACTTTTTTGCGTCGTGTGTTGCGTGGCGGGAAGTAGTCGCCTGTGTCCATCAAAACAAATCGATTGACGAAACCAGTCTCGCGTGCAGTACCTGTGATGGCTTCCATGAGTGCTTCGGGTTGTGCGGTAGCGAGAAGAGTGAGGAACGGATGATCGAGAGCAGGAATTGATTGTCGGCGACCGGGAACACCGGGAACGAATTTACCTGCTGCACCATAGAGTGAAATGACGTGCGTGAGAATTGCAAAGTCCTGTCCGCTACTATTTTTTACGTTTGCCATGTAACGTGCAGCTTCATCCCATAGCCAACATGCCATTCCTTCCTCACCTAAAATATCGAGCATCGCATAATAAGATTGAAAGCCTCGAAAGGCGACATCATCGAGACCTACTCGGTGCGTGAATTCCGTGACTGCAGAAAGTGCTGAGTCCTTCCCTCCCCCTGTCCCTGCGGTCACCAGTAAGTATGGCTGCAGTGGTGTGTCCCAATGTTGTACGACGTAGTGATTGCAACTCGCTAATGCAGTGCACATGATGCCGGAAGCGAGAGCGAAAATCGGCTGATCAAGATACTGTACTCCACGTGCCCATTTTGCACACTCGCCGACAAGTCCCGGCACTTCGAGCAGTTGATCATCGAACGTTATCTTCGCGTTAACTTCTGCTGACGGTGTATCATCGATAACTGGACGCGTGACGATCTGCCCCTCATGCATTCCGCTTTGCGTCCACCTGCGCAGTGCAGAGATGACTGGCATCGACATCCAGTCCGATAGCGTCGTGAATCCTTTTGTGCGATCACCAGCTTCGTGTTTTTCGATGGTGTTGACCACCGCATTCATTCGGTCATCTATCTCGTCTTCTTCGTCTTGGATGATGGTGAGTACCGCACCCATCACGCGTTTCACTTTTTTAGCAGGCCACCGCTGATGACACAGTGCACCTGTGCAGGCATGGACAAAATCGTGTCGAGATCCGGCCTCGGGGTAGTAATGAAGAAAAACGGCAGCGACGGCAATTTCATCGCAGAGTCGTTCGAGGTCGAGCTTGGTCAGGGAGATGAATTCGGCATCGCTGTCGCTGTTCGTGAAATACTTGCCACCGTCAGGATGACGTGATGGAGGAAGGACAGATTGAGATCCGGTGCTGCGAATTTCGACGATGGTGCCCAGTTCGGCCACCTGCCATTTTTTAGTCTTCGCACCCGCGACGCGATAAATATAGTGTGAGTATTCTTTGTCGGTGCGACCATAAATGTACGTCTCGGGGAGCAGCTGCTCAGCTACCCAGACAGCCTCGTCCATGTCCAGATCGACGTCAGTAACGTGCGCAGATGGCTCGCCCCAGAGTGCCCCGATATTGTCACCGGGCTTAAATGCACCATTTTTTAGATCTTCCTCGACAAGCCGGAGGTGCGGCCAGTTCTTGCCTTTCGGTCTTTTTGACCTCCTCTGGAGCGGAACTGTGTAGACATCCCTCTCCAGCCAGTACAATGCGGTTTGCGTCGCGTTCCAACCTGCTTTATCCTGTGCCATCTCGCCTCTGCTTGTTGTCGAGTTGAGAACTGGAGAGAGGGCTGCTCTCTGTTGGGATTGGCCCTCTTCTCCAAATTCATCAAATTATGAGTGTTTATTGTCTGCGGGCTGACCACCTTAGCAGAACAACCGGAGCACTGGAAATGGTCCTGACTTTTGCGGGCTCATGTCGAGCCTGAACCCGAATTGTACCGACTGCGGCCTACACGCCACCGCTGCGACAGTGTGTATGAGCGGCTCTGGACCGCGCACCGCTAAAGACATTCAGGTCATGGTGGTTGGCGAAGCACCCAGCGCAATCGAAGACAAACGAGGCGTACCATTCCTCGGAGACGGTGGCAAGATTCTGCGCACTGAGCTGAACAAAAATAATCTGCTCGACAAAACTTACATCACGCAGCTCGTCAAATGCCATCCACCGAAAGACCGAAAACCAACCGCAGCTGAAGTCAAAGCTTGCCGTCCCTACCTCGAACAAGAACTCGCAGAATTAAAGCCGGGGTACGTCGTCACCACGGGCGTTCTCGCGACGAAGACGCTCTTCCGGGGAAAGGCGAAGATCACACAATTCCATGGAGAGATCATAGAGAATCCCAAAGTCGAGTTCATCGGGATGCCCCTCTTTGATCCGTCGTACACGCTTCGAGATCCTTCGAAGCTCCCTGCTTTTCAAGATGACATCGCTCGGCTTGCTCGACTCATGAAGGGCGGCTTGCGCAATGACACAGTCAACTGGACGGTCGTCAGAAAGGGAAACCTCGACACCTTTATAAGAGAGTTTGAGGATGCATCCGAATTCGCATACGACTGCGAGACATCGGGGCTTTTCCCATTCAATGAAGATGGGTACGTCACCGCAATTGCTATAGCCCTCGAACATCGGACTTGGGTTATTCCCGGTTTTATGCATCCTGATTACCAGAGATTTTCGCATAGTCCCTTTGCGCATGGTAATGCTCTTCGCAAACTTATGCAGCTTCTGTTTTTTCTTGCTCATCGGGATAAAAAGCGCACGTACGCGCAGAATGGAAAATTCGATAATAAGTGGATGCGGTGCAAATTCGGAGGGAGCTTCCGGTTGGTCTTCGACGTCATGCTCGCACATCACATGATAGATGAAAACCTCGCGCACGATCTGACCAGCCTGTGCCGCACCTATCTCGATGAGCCTGAGTACGACATCCCGCTCGCCGAGAAGCAGGGCAAGTCCGAGAAGCCCATGCGCAACTACAAATACTGCGGTCAGGACGCCCAGTACACGCTCAGGCTGGGCAAACTGTTCGAGTCGATGCTGCGTGCTGAGCCAGAGCTGCATCGCGTCTTCTGGAAGATTACAATGCCCGGTGCGCGCGCAATGGAAGACGCCGAAATGGAAGGCCTCGTGATCAACGCGGAAGGCCGCAAAGAAGTCGGGCTCGACCTGCTATCCAAAATGATCACGACGCGTGAAGAACTGAACGACATGGCAGGGAAAGAAGTGAACTGGAACAGCCCAGCGCAGATCGGAAAACTCCTATACGAGGATCTGGGATATCAGTGCAAAATTTTTACGAAGAAAGGGGCAAACTCCACATCTGAAGAAGCGCTGCTCAGCATCGCAACAAAACCCGTCGTCAAGAAATTACTCGCCTATCGTGGCGCAGCGAAAATGTTCAACACCTATATTAAAGGATGGCAAAAATATCGTGTCGCAGACAAATACTACTTTGACTACAAAATCCATGGGACGGTTACCGGAAGATATTCGTCGCCTCTTCACCCAATCCCTCGTGATGGGCAAATCCGGAATCTCATCACCGCGCCAAAAGGTTGGACGTTCGTCGCCATGGATCTCGCCACCGCAGAAATGCGTGTCGCAGCGCACCTCTCGAAAGACCCGGAGATGCGTCGTTGTTTCGTAGAAGGCATTGACGTTCACTGGCGCACCATGATCGAGAACTTAGCGATCACGACCGAGGGCGACTGGACTGAACGCGTATTTGCGACTGCAGAAAAACTGACAGGCAAAGCGCACTCGTACAGCAAGTCCCTTGAGATCATGATGGATGCGGGACCTAAAAAGTGCATCGCAGTCGATAAGAAATGGTACGAAGGCCGAACGCGTGCCAAGGCAATCAATTTCGGTTTCATCTACGGCATGTACCCGAAGAAATTCATCCAGCAAGCAACACTCGACTACGGTTGGACGCCGACGCTAACCGAGGCAAAAAATGCGCGCGCAGCGTACTTTCGTCTCTACTCTCGACTGGCAGGCTGGCACACACGCACAAAACGATTGGCAAAGACCGACGGGTTTATTCGCTGCCTGACGGGTCGTATGAGACGACTTCCCGGCATACAGGCCAAAGACAAGTACGTCCGCATGGAGAACGAACGTCAGGCAGTGAATAGCCCTGTGCAGGGTCTGATCGGAGATTACAAAGTGATGGTGCTCATCGAGATCCACGAGACATTCAAACGCAGTCAAGTGCGCGTCGTCGGTGAGCATCACGATGCAGTGCTGACCATTGTGAAAGACGAATGCATTGACGAGTGCGTACCCACGATGCTAAAAATCGCAGCGCGTCCGAAGTTGATGGACACATTTAAAATAAACCTGAGCGTACCGATGGAAGGCGAAGCCGAACTTGGAGCGTGGGGTAAGGGAGTCAAATACGATGTCGCAGCCTGAAGAAAATCCTAGCGTACTTTTACGTCGCTTTGCTGACAACTTGATTGACAGGATGGAGGAGTTACCAGAAGACAGCCTTGCGCGTGATCTCTGTCTTGCAGTCGAGGTGGTAGTGCAAGCTGCAGCTGATACAGCCAACCAAATGGAAATATTGGAGGAGAACAATGAGTCCGCTTGAAACAGTATTACAACAACAAAAAGGCCTGATCAACAAAGGTTACTCGATACAGGAAATTCAGTGTGCAGCGTTGATGCTGGTGTCGCAATATCTGAATATCATCTCTGATTCACTCATAGCGATGGAGCCTAAAGATGGAGCAGATTAGCTTCAGCGAGGTCAACTCGTATCGACGATGCCCAAAGGCGTGGTCGTATCGTTACCTCGAACGTCTCAAGCGCAAATTCAAAGGCGTGCGTTTACTGCGCGGCGAGATCCTGCACGAGATGCTCAACGCATACATCAACACCAAGATCCATGGACTGAAATACGAGGGTGAAGATCCGTGGGACGTGCTGGAAGTTTACGCCGAAAAGTACGCTGCCTATTTTGAAGAAGAGCGCGACATGCACGGTGACATCATCGGCGACTGCGGCAAGATCTTCGAGGGTTACCTGCGCAAGTACCGTCGCGACCCACTGAAATATGAAGAGACTGAGGTGAAGGTCGAACTGGACTTGAGCAAGCTGGGCAGCGGTGCGATCAACGTTAAATTCATCGGTTTCATCGACAAGGTTGCTGTGGACCAACAGAAGCGTCGGTGGATTATGGACCACAAATTTGTGAAGGGAATTCCAACGGCTGAGGATCGCTTCAGCGAGCTGCAGCTCTTACTCTACGTCTGGGCCTATGGCATGCAGAACCCGAAGCAGAAGATCGATGGCGTCTGCTGGGACTACGGTAAGGCCAAGGCACCCACCTCGCCTGAAGTGCTCAAGAACGGCTCCCTGAGCAAGCGTAAGAACCTTGATTGTGACCCGTACACTTATCGTCAGGCAATTCGCAAAAATGGGTTGGTTGAGCAGGACTATGACGATATGCTAGCGCTCCTTAAAGGCAAGGAGGACACGTTTTTCGAGCGTGTATTCCTACCAACACCCAACACCGACATGACCGTCGCGGTGGTCAATGACTTCCTGCAAACGACAGCTGAGATTCAGGCCAAGCGTGATGGCGGACTTTGTACTCGCAACATGTCACCTTTTAACTGCACAACGTGCGAATTCCGCACCCTGTGCGAAGCCGAAATACGCGGTCTCGATGCCGACTTCGTGAGGAAAGCTGACTACGTTGCACGAGGACAATCACATGGCGCTTAAAAAGAAAACACGCAAGAAGCTGGGTAAAAAATTAGGGGCGAAGAAAAAGACACCTGCCCCCACGTCTTCGATCCTTGACAAGATCCAGCCAGTCACCGAACTGAAAACGAACACAGTGATGATGGTGTACGGTCGCTCCGGCACCGGTAAGACGCACTTCGGTTCGACGTTCCCCAAGCCGATCCTGTTCATCGACACCAACGAGCGCGGCACTGAGACCATTGCGTTGGAAGAGGACATCGATGTCGTGCGTGTCACCGAATGGGCTGAGATCGACGAGCTGTACTGGGCGTTGCTTAACAAAGAGACGGACGTCGCGTACAAGTCCATCGTCATCGATCAGGTGAGCAACCTGCAGGACATCGGCATGGCTGAGGTGTTACGCAAAGGCCGCAAGGGTCGAGACGAAACATTCACGCAACGTAACTGGGGACAGTTGTCCGGAATGCTGAAGCAATTCATCAGTGACTTCCGTGACCTGTCTGACCATTACAATCTGCTGCTGATTGCGCACGAGCGTATCAACGAAGCAGGCGACGATGAGGAAGAGACCATCGAGCCCAGCATCGGTGCACGCGTGATGCCGTCAGTGAGTTCCTTTCTCGACGGTGCTGTCGATGCCATCGGATCCACGTTCATCAAAGAGCGTTGGGAAACGGAAGATAAAGAAGAAGTTAGGCATGTGGACTACTGTATGCGAATCGGTCCTCACGCGTACTACTCGACAAAGATTCGCAGACCAGTGTCCGCTGGTCCGATCCCGGAGCTGCTCGTCAACCCGACGTATCAGAAAGTAAAGGATTTAACCACGGGCAAACAGAAACCAAAACGTAAAAAAGTCAGGAGAAAAAACTAATGGCAACACGTAAGAAGCGGCCTGCTAAAAAGGCGAGCAAGAAAAAAACGTCACGCGGACGTCGGGGTAAGAACACCATATCGGTCGATTTTACGGATGTTGAGTCCGGGGGTGGATCACCCACGCCTGATGGCTACTACGTTGGTGAAATCACCAAGGCGGAACAGGAGGTCAGTCAGAGCGGTAACGACATGATCGTTGTGCGTTGGAAGACCAACATCGGTTCTATCGTGTTCGACCGGTTCGTTTTAGTTCCTCAGTCACTCTGGGTGCTGCGTACGGCACTTGAGTCCATGGGGTACGACATCCCGGACGGTCCCTTCGATTTTGATCCTGATGATCTGGTCGGTGACAAGTGTGGACTGGAAATCACCAACGAGGAGTACGAAGAAAAAGATCAGCCTCGGGTAACGGGTTACATGCCTGCTGATGTCGCCGAAGCGGAGATCGAAAAAGCCGGTGGCTACGTTGAGCAGGAGGAAGGCGAAGAAGAAGAAGGCGAAGAGGAAGAAGGCGAAGAGGAGGAAGGCGAAGAAGAAGAAGGCGAAGAGGAAGAAGAAGAAGCACCTCCCGCTCGCAAAAAAGCCTCGAAGAAAAAGAAAGCTCCAGCGAAAAAGAAGAAGAGAGCCTCGGGTGCATTACGACCGGGTGCGCGCGTCGTGTTTGAAGACGAAGACGGCGAAGAGTATCAGGGCGTGATCGAGGGCATCGAAGACGACATCGCAATCGTCGTTGACGATGAAGAAGGTGAATGGGAGATTCCGGTCGGTGAGCTGAAGAAGGCGTGATCCGAACTGAACTTCGTTCCTATCAGGCAGAGGCTGTCGCGGCGGCACGTCCGCACGACGGCTTCTGCCTATTTCCAGAGCAACGCACAGGGAAGTGTCTTGTCTCTCTCGCGATTGTGGATGAGCGCAAGCCCGATGTACTGATCATCCTTTGTCCGAAGAAAGCGGTGCTCACGTGGAACACGGAGATCGATAAGCACCTCGACAACGACTGGGACTGTGAAATTTACATCATCACATATCAGGAGCCCGTCAAAAATCTCGACCTGCGCAAGGATTGGTACAAAGAGACGCTGAAGTGGAAAAAACAAGGCGTCAAGATGATGATCATCGGTGACGAGATCCACTACATCAAAAAGCCGGGAACTGCCCAAGGCAGATTCGCACGCACGTTAGCCAAGCGTTGCGTCTGGAAACTCGCTCTCAGTGGCACGCCAACTGACACCGGCTTCGAGCAGTACTGGGCAATTTTTGATTTTATCGATCACAAAGAAATTTTTGGCACCTACGATAGCTTTAAGGAGGAGTACTGTGTTTATGAAATCAAAAGACGCAAAGACGGACGACAGTACCCCGTGCTCACGGGATATCGAAACGAAGAGCAACTGCTCGAAGTCATCCATGAGTACAGTTATCGAATCACGTTTAACGAAGCGCGAGTTGCCATGGGAAAGTCCCCCGTGCGCCTCCGCAGGAAGAAAGTGCGTTTCGACCTCAGTCGTAAGGCGCGTACGATCTACAACGAATTAGAAAAAGACATGGAAACCACCATAGGCGAGTTAACGGTGGGTGCTCCGCTACCGGTCACACTGCCGCAGAAATTGCAGCAGGTTTGTGGTGGTTTCCTTTTACATCAGGAGCGTGTTCCGGGACAACGGAAACGCATTCGGACAGTGATCCCATGCGGCACGGAAAAGCTTGACCAACTCATGGGGCTGTTGTCTGGCTTCGGGCAGGAGAAGGCTGTTATCTGTTGTCGATTTACGCACGAGATCGATGCCATCGCAGCCCAGTTTGACGAGTTCGGTTGGACGTACAAGATCATCGATGGCAGTCACGAATGGGACGAGAAGTTCGATGTGGACTTCGTCATCTTGCAGGTGAAGAGCGGTCTTGGGTTCGATCTGTCTGAGGCAAATGTGTACGTGTTTTACAGCTGGGACCAGAGCTGGATCACGTTCGACCAGTCGCGTTTCCGCATCATGAACATGGAAACTACCAACTGGGTGTACTACTACTTTATGATGGCGAACGACACGATAGAGGACGAATTTTATGAAGCTGTCGCGAAGAAGAAAGAATTCTCACGGCTCGTGCTCGACAAGTACCGTAAAGAGAAGGTACAAAAGCGTCGAGGAGCAACTCGAAGGGGTGCGCGCAGAATTCGAAAAACCCGTATCCTTGCAGATGCCCCCTATAGGTGAATCGGTGAAAAAGTAGTGCAATATTTTTGCGGAAATACGGTTTTATGAACGAAGCGAGTTTATGGGAGTGGCTGCGCGATGTTGCGCTGCCCATAGGACATTACTCCAGAATCGAATCCCCAGACACCGCGCCGGGATTTCCTGACGTATTCTTTTGTGTGGGTCAAGATCCACGTCCTAGTCGCAGAGATACACTCCCTACTCCGGGCAAAGCTGGCTGCGGCACCATCGAATTGAAAGCGACCGACCGCAGCCTGCGTGTGCCCTTCCCTGATGAGGAGAAGGGACTGCACCCATCACAGCTGCGATGGATCCGAGAGAACGTAGCTGCAGGTGGAGTCGTTTTGATCATTGCAGAAACTCCCGGTATCATTTACATTATCCACGGCAAGGATGCCGCGAAATTTAACGGGGCAAGTCACGAAGACCTGCTTGAGATGTCATGGGATACCCTGAGCAGGAAAGAACCTAAACAAGCTGCATCCATACTGGATAAAATGCTTAGAGTGACGGACAACTTCCGTCTTCACGCAGAGTACTACTGAGGAGAATAACAATGTCATTTGGAGATGAAAATGCAGTTGAAGCAACAGGTGCCGGTCGTCAACTAATGGACCACCGTCCACCCACTGTCAGCGAGAGGCTGCAGCAAGAGAAGAAAGAGTTGGAGCTACGCTTGGAGGCAATCACGTCGCTGCTCGATGAGCTGAACGAAGCTCCGGGTGTCATGTCCATCCTCGACAAGCTCTCGACGCTGGGTCATAGGGTGTACTGATGCGCAGCTGCACCTTCCGAAACAAACATCATGTCGAGTGCTGCACTGAGTGTGGCCTCGGCATTGATTTCTGCCAGTGCGCTGAGCCTGACAACATAGCGGATGACCGACTGACCAGTGCAGACGGTCTCATCTTTAGATTGATCCGTGACGAACTGGTAGCTGCGCGCGAAGCATTCCCCGGCAAGACACACATGCTTTGTGCACTGGTCGAAGAGGTGGGTGAACTTGCCCAAGCAATGATGCAACACGACCGCAGTGAAGGGACCAGCGTGACTGAGGTCCTGCGTGAAGCAGTGCAGGTAGCAACGATGGCAATACGCGTCGCAGTCGAAGGGGACGACAACTTCCTGTACGAATTCCCTGCGGTCGAAGATGATTTACCACGCGGACCAGTTGGAGGGCAATACCAATGAGATACGACCGCGAACGTGTCACCAAGATCCTCGACAAGATGCTCGACAACGCTCGACGCAAGGGCATCTACCAGATGGATGAATGCACCGACGAGCTGGAGAAACTGATCGGGGATGTTCGATCAGAGTCAATCCAGTACACGTGGACCGAGGCCTGCTCACATTATGATCGCGGCATGGACCCGCGCAACTACACTATCCCATTGCTGGTGGAGAAAGCACGGAGCGATCTCAACCCGAAGAGAGAGTGACATGGTTGCATGGTGGTGGATTCCAATTACGTTATTCATCGGAGTAACGATGGGTGTTTTTATAATAGCGCTGTTCGCAGCAAACGATCACAGAGAGAAAAATTATGACTCAAGACCAGAACGGAGAAGACGGAAGCGAGCCAGAGCAAACCGTGGTAGCAAAGGGTGAGGACGATGGGTCGGAAGACGCTCCTGATCTGGGGATCTCAGTCGGTGTGGAAGACGGCAACGTAATTATTGTGTTCACTCAACGACTTACAACGCTGGGCATGCCCCCTGAAGCAGCTGAAAAGATGGCGAACGCCCTGCTTAAACACGCTGCTGACGCTCGTGCAATGAGAGTTAAGCTGGAGAACCCCTAGTTCCTATACACACAAGCGGAAGTGTGTATACTAGTGGCTAAATCTAACACTGGAGGTAGTCCGCATGGCAATGCAAGCTCACAGCGACAGCGTTGGCGCACAGATGGCAATGATGCGCAAGCGAGGCTGGAAAAAATGTGCGAACCCGGAATGCAAGAAGCGTTTCGAGGGTCTCACCATCACCACATACTGCTCGGACGAGTGTCGTTTCCGGGCAGCTTATCTGCGACGCAAAGGAAAATAAAACATGGCGTTTTTAAAACAGCACCGTAAGGCAGAGCTGCAACTCGAAGGGCGAAAGCTCATCGGTAAGTTTGCCGTGAGCCTGACCAACTCGGGTGACCGCGAGGTAATCCTTGAGTTCATCAATGAGATGCGCAAGCAGCTCCGCGAGTTCGATCCCAATAAGGGGAAGAAGAAGACAGGCGCGAAGCGACGTACCAAGAAGAAAGCTAAGCGCAAGGTCATCAAGAGACGCAGGTGATCATGGTCGATCTAGAGGGCACGCTAAGCGATCACACTGAGCGCTTAGCAACCCTTCTGGAGAACGAAGAGAAGTACCGGAAGCGTGACCGTACTGCGTGGAAGACCTACTACGCAGGACTCATTGACGATCCGCCACGCTCACACATCATGGAGCTGGTGCGCGAGTACATCTCGGAAGACATTCGTCCCCTCATCTACAGCACTCGCTTCATCAACAAGTACAAGCATGAAGAGCAGTGGCTGAGGCTGCACGGACTGTGGGATGAGGTCGATCTCTTGCAACGCGAACCCCACATGACCAAGATCAAGGGACCTGATCTCGTCACCCAGTGGGTGCGTCAGTACGAGCCGTTACTCCTCGTTGATGACCGGGACGAGGTGCGTGAGTTGGTGCGTAAACTGCCGGGAAGCTGCGTTGCTTACGCACCCGAAGCGTTCATCAACTTGGAGGGAGTATGAAAATTCACTGCGCAAACGGGTGGCTCTTCCACGAATGGAAGAACAACCAGTGCGACCGATGTGGTGTTACCTACCGGGGAACCCTGACCGACGTGACATGGGGGGACGACCCGTCCCTTTTTGGAGTGCCCGTGCCAGACCCCCTTGTTGGTCCTGCATCCCGACGCGGTTCGGTGCGCCCCCTGCTCCGGCTGGTCCGGGTACACCGCGACGAGCACGATTCATCATCCGCGAACGCTGCATGTGACCCCGCAAGTTCGGAGGGATCATAGGTCCACCGGGCACGCCACCTCCACCACCGGGAACTACACCGGGTCCACCTCTGGGATCTACACCCGGTGGTAGTCTCATTCGAGGCGGAGGTGCTCCACGCCATGGTTGCGGAGGCATTGCTCTTGGGTCACCCCTACCACCACCAGCCACACTGGGAGGTATCATGCGCGGATCTTTACCGGGAGGCGGAGCCATGTTCGGCGGCATAGCTCGTGGATCCATCTGCGGTTTCATACGCGGAGGCACGCCACCTCTGCGGGGAGACATGTTGCCTTGAATCTGTCGAGGTACGCCACCCATCGGGGGACGCCCAAAGTTTGCTTGCGCAAGTCCACCATACGCATAGCCGTTGATGTAACCACCATGTGCTTGTTCCATTTCTTCTAGCTCCCGTTCAGTGCGAGTCTCTGATGCTGTCTTCTTACCCAACAGAGATGCAAGCCAACCAATCTCTTCCTCCTCTTCTGCAGGAGGTGGGGGTGGAGGTGGATCTACGTGATACTTCCGTTCCCACAAACTATAGCGAGCTGAGCCGCTCGGGTATGGGTTCGCACCCTTCGCCGCATCTTCTGCGTGAGCAGGCCGCACTGCACCTCCTTCAGCGAAGCCACCCGGTGGCACCATTAATGTTTGTGCCATACGTTCTTTGTGTGCACGTAAAGCAGCACTGTATTCAGTGTCTCGACCTGCCCTGCGATCCGGTGGCGTGTAGTCCACGGGAGGCACAGCTGGTGGAATGATTCGCGGTGGAGGTTCGCTTCCAACAGGTACGCACTGTCCACCTCGACGACGGAAACCAGACGGGCAGGTATCGTCCGGGGTAGGACCACCACCTCCGCCTCCGCCTCCACCGCGAGGTCCACCACCTCCACCTCTACGACCACGGGGTCCTCGGTTCTGTCGAGGACCTTGAGCGATCACTGGGGGAGCATCTTCGGGTGCCTGCGCTGCCAGTATCGTTGGCTCCGCTTGGTAATAAGTCCCGTCTTCATTTTTGAAATACTCGCCAGCCTCTATTGCCCTCATTGCTCTGAAGTAACCTTTGATGCCACTCCCAAACTGACGGGCGAGTTGCTTAAACGACACGTCGCCACCTTCTTGGAAGTTCAGACCCGGCGCATCCAGTCGTTGAATAATATCAGCCATGGGTGCGAGCCCGCCTTCGTACATGCCGACAGCTTGGTCGGCGTTCATGAATTCTCTTCCGACTGCTCGCGATGGACCTCCGCCCCCCGGCTTCTTCCAGCCGTGAGCAGCGGCTCTCATTAGTGCGGCTTGCGCGGGTGATCTACTTGGCATGATTACTCCTGATCCTTTATCTTTTGGATTGCAGTGTTGTACTTATCGATGCTCCAACTGTGGGAGCGACGTTCCATCTGGTCTGCCTGATCTTTAAGCAGTGTCTCACGGTTGAAAATTCCTTCCCGCTTCATGGGCACAGAACCCTGTTCTTTCCGCGCGTCCACTTCAGTTCCTAGAAGCGTGTGACGACTGCGTTCAATCTGTTCTTTGAGATCTCGTTCGACATCTTGGTAAGTATTAATGTTGTCGTTATCTGCCCAACGTCTCCGGTTCCATGTGTACCATCGGCCTACTGCTTCAGCCCATTCGAATGGGGTGTCCGACCGAAAGGCGTCATGAATCAACCGGTACCGTTCGCTGCCACCCCCTCTCTGGTGGTCGCGTCGATGACCAAACTCGTGAGCCCAAAGCTGATCATTAGCATTCGCAGCACCGACTGCTGCAACAGTGTCTTCTCCCGGTCCTTCGAGACCTCTCTCCCTTAACTTGTCAGCGATGAGTCCGTACCTACCACCTTCTTCCATGATTGACTCGGCACCGGGAGGTCGATACATACCCTGCACATTGTAGGTGCCGACAGGTAACATTCGTGCTCGCTCTGCCTCTACTACGCCTTGCAGTTGCGGGCCACCTTGTTTAACGATGTTGCCTTCGAACTCCATGTCGATTGCTTGCGCCGCTAAAGCATACGCTGCATCTTCTGCTTCCGTGGAGTCAGGCCAAGGTGCGCTGTCAACGTCACCACCTTCAGCAAATCCGGGAACGTTAGGTACACGTAAACTACCGGGTACTTGATACTGTTGCTCCAGACCTCCCAGATCAATAGGATCGAATTCTGCGTCAGCCGCACCTGCTCCTGCACCAACTACTGCAGCTCCACCGGCTTGTGATATAGGTACCGCTGCGGGAGCAGCTGCGGCAAGTGCTCCGCCTGCGTACCAAGATGCAATCGCTGCAGCTACCTGATGTGCACCGGCACTTGGTCCAGTGTCAATTCCTTTCTCCGCTGCGTCGATGTACGCACCTTTGGATGGACCACCTAGCTGGTTAAGCATTGGCTCGTAGTCTTTGCCCAAGATCTCGCCGAAGACCTTCGACTGTATAGGGTCAGCACCAAAGATAGGCATCAACAAACGTTCAGGGTCATCCCTGATCGCGTCCCACCAGTACGACAGATTGTTCTTCTCGAACGCCAGCATGTCATCCAGACCAAGCTTCTTGGAAGCACGCCCAAGCTCCTTCTTAGTCTTCTTCTGGTGACCGAAGGGATCGTGTACTTTTTTTATGAAGGAACCTAAACCCATTACTCTTCCACTTCTCCGGTGCGCCCGTCGATCACTGCGTTGTCGGGCTTCGGTTGAATCAGTGACAGGATGCTGGACATGACTTCCATCTTCGTCTCGTCACGAATACCAATGGGTGCTCCTTCCTTGCCGCTGACTTGAGTCTCTTTACGGTCGGACCAGTTTTGTTTCTGACGATTGGTCAGCCACAACTTGATCGCTTGCACGTCAGGTTTGTAATGCTTGATGGTGTCGGCACGGATGACTTCACCGTCCCACATCATTATCTTTTCTTCGTCGTGCGTGTAGCCGGTCGCTGTCTGGAACAGAGCATTCAACACCGCAGCATCTGCATCGGTGTAGCCCTGTTCAACAGCCTTCTTGAAGTGTGGGTACTGCGCCTTCCAGATGCCCATCTGCCTGCGACTGATGTCGAACACTTCAGAGATGTCGTCCTCGTCCATGCCATTCATCATGATCGCGCGGATCTGATCGGGGAAGTCAGGCAGGAATACACGGGAGCCAGATGGCATTATCTGACCGTGGTTATTCCTTGCCCTGCGATTGATTCGTTTCGCTGGCACTACTCTTCTCGCTCCTGTTCCATTCGAATGAACTCCATCGTCTCTTCATCGGTCATGACGGGAGCTGCCTCTTCTCCTTCCTCGTCGTCACCGAAACCAATCATGCGTAGCAGCTTGGCAGTCATGCCCTCTTCTTCGTCCTCGGCACCTGCAGCGGTGCGGAGCTGCTCCATGCCTTGGTTGATCATTGTCTGGTCCCGCATCTCCTGTTCCTCAGCGAATTCATCGGAGACGTACACCATGTCGTGCGGATCGTCTTCGTCCCAGTCCTGAGCCATGGCTCGGCCACCTGCCATCAGCAGCGGAGTGATCTGCCGCATGATGTCGTCCTTCAGTGCAGGATCGGACTTCACATGGTACAGGCGCAGTAGTAAATTACGGACAGGCCCACTCTGGTACGCATTACCAATTCCACCGATGAGTCCTAGCGTGACCAGATTCATTGCGTTCAGGGATTTCTGACCGAAGCCACCGGACGCTGCCATGCCGACACCCTTACCGATGTTACCCGCTGCCTCGGTCATCTTGAGGTACTCAGCCATGCCATCCAGCATCTGACGATCCTGTCCGTCCGGGAAGAGACGCCGAAGCTGCCGCTCAACGCTTGGCTTATTCATCCAACTAAGGAACTTGGCAGGGTGTACTAGAGCCTCTTCTGCTTTTGTTCGACGCCATCCCGCAGCACGCATGCCATCCTTCAACACCATCTGGCGAGCAGCATTCACACCGTCAGGGGAGAGGTTATCCATCAGCAGACGCACCGTCTGATCGTCGCCTGACATCAGTGCAGTACGCATCACCTTCTCATCGACTTGGCCTGCCTCGATGAGTGCGCGCAGCGTTTTACTTCCCTGCTCTTTGAGAATTTGATCGACTTCTAAGGTAGATGCGAGGTAACGAGCACCTGCCTCGCCACCCTCTTCAGTAGCGTGACGTGAGAGATCTCGACGGAGTGCGTCAGCTACTTCACCTATAGCTTGACGGGCTCCCGGAGGTCCGTTCGCTGATTGCGTGTACAGATACTCCAGCCAGTCATTCATCGTGCCGAAGCCACGTGGGAAAGTTTGTCCCGGTGGCGTCTTAACACCCTGCCATATTTGGTTGCGTACTTTATCGAGCAGTGCGATGGTGCCCTTGTTGCCCAGATCTCCAAGCTTCGTCTCGGCCTCGATCATGTCGCGAATGGTCAGACGGAAGTCACGGAGGATGACGTCGTTACCTTGCATCGCATCGACGGCACTGTTAACTCCAGCGCGTGCTGACTGCATAGCCGCACCCGCGTTGCGGTTAACACTGTCAAGCACCTGAGCACCGTAGTTGGTATTCGGATTCAGGTGAAAACGATCAGCCAACCAGCGCAGTGTTTCAACTCGCTCCTCACGTTGTGCAGTACGCAGTCCACCAGTACCTGTGAGCGGCAGACGCTCGACCATCTTCAAGAGGATCTGACGGAATGGTGTGTGCGCCTCAGGCACTGCGTCCTGCGTCGTGACGATAGCAGGTCGCTTAGATTGCAGACGAGACGTCATGTCCTTGGCGAAGCCTAAGACCCTCGCTTTGTACTCAGGGATCACCGCTTGGATGCCCTGCCATTTGGTCTGGAGTCCGAAGAAATTTTCGGGGACGTAACTGCCAATGAACCGACCACTACGCTGCACCAGTCCCATCATTGGACGTGCCACGTCGATCAAAGGACCGATGCCTGCACTGAGTGCAACATCGAGGTGATCGAACTGACCACCAGCCATCTCCTGACCTTGCTGAATGATTGCTTCGGTTGTACCAGCCGTCAGCGCACCGACAGTCATGCGTCCTGCTGTCGATGTCATCGCACCCGTTGCGCGACCGGCAGGTGTGAACATCGCAGCGGCACCTGCACCTTGCGCAATATCCATCGGGCTCATACCGGGTCGGTTAACGACAGCCTGCGCTCCGTTGATGTTGTTGGAGACAATCATCGTTCCGTCAGGTGCGTGCGTGATTCCAAACTGCGGCCACCGACGCTCACCTGTCTTAGGATCGACTTGCGTCAGCATCTGTCCAACCTCACCGGGGTCGTACATGGTTAAGGCTGCTGCCGAGATCAAGGCCTTATCCCCGAAGCTCATCCCCTCGCCCATGCCGGTGCCGATGCGCTCAACCATTCGCCCAGACTGTTGCAACTCCATCAGCTGTTGAGAGAGTGCGGCATGAGCCCAGAAGCCTCTATCGGGATCGTCCATTATCGCTCTCTGCTCATCCAGCAAGCGTTTGTACTCATCAGTCGGACCTGAAGTTCCGATGAACATTTCAGGCAACTGTTTTTGTGCGAGTTCACCCTGCTCATTAAGAATGGGGATCCTGTTCCCCTCCTCATCTAAAGCAAACTCACGTGGCTCTCCCTCCTCACCAGCCGGGGCAATTTCGTAAGAACCTTCTGCAGCAGCTGACGTACCCGGCGCATCCGGAAACGGAGAGAACGCACCCGCTGGCTGTGGAATCTCAATGCCTTCAGCCTCACCGCTGCGCACGTACTGGACAGCCTGTTGTGCACTGCCCACAGGATCACGTGTAGCGTCACCGAAGCGACCCGTCTCTAAGGCACGCCCTTCAAGTACTGCAGCCTCTTCAACAACTTCATCTTCATCGAGCCGAGTGTCGCCGAAACGTGATGTCTGTTCCGCCATGGTTTATTCCTCTTCTTCAGCCGGTGCACGTTTGGTAAACGCTGCGCCACCATAGTCTTCGTAATACATCTGACCAACTTCGAGTTCGTCGTATGCTTTCTGCCCCTTGGACCCTTTGGGGAGGACCGGAATCTCTGAGTCGTACCCATCCCACAAGTCGTACACGTAATCCGAGTTGCCACGTTGGTGCGCTTCACGAATGCCGCGCTTGATGATGCGGTTATAAACTGCACGCATGCGTACCAACTGTCGGTAGTTTGCTGTGGCATTCTGTCCGATGCCTGCTGAAATACTCTTCATCTCGCGCAGGTCAGTATCGGATGACGCGCCTTTCAGATCGGCCAAGCGCTCCATGTAATTTTCAGCGATGATCATCTGCAGCTCGGTAAGATCTGCTGTGTCACCGAAGTCAATGCCGAGGATGTTAGCGATTCTATTCTTCAGTGCGTTGATGCCACTGGTCGTAATCCTCCCCGGATCTATCTGCTCCAAGATTGCCATGGCGCGTTGGATATCTACCATGCTGCCCTTGGCAATCAGTGCGTCACCAATTTGGAACTGAGATCTCTGCTCTTCTGCCCCTGCACGTTCTTTAGCACGCTCGATCTCTGCCATGCGGCGAGGATCGTTACGCTCGACAGACAAAATCAGTTCGCCATCGTCACCTTTGAGGAAGACCGTCCGGATACCCTCAGGACCCGGTAGCGAAGGATCCTGATACGCCTGAACCAAAACCATGCGCTGGTTAGCAGGTGAGTTCTTCGTATCCTCAGGATGGACTGCTGCTTCGGGACCACCCACGGTAGTCTGGGTGAATTTCGTTCTGCCCTGCTTATCCAACGCGATCAACTGATTGAGTGCATCACCTTCAGCTGCGATCTCATCGGCAGTGATCTGCGCTTCTTCGGCGGCGAATCCTGCGCGCGTATCTGCGCCTTGACTTGACACATCACGCACCGCACCTGCAGCCATGCCGACGCTCTCACCGAAGCCACCCGTCCGCGTAGGTGTGAGCATTGACTGTGCAATAGCAAGCCACTTGTCCTGCTTCTCCCTTTGCGCGTTTTTGGTTCGACGATCCGCGAGGTTCTCACGCGTAGCTCGCAGCCGTTCAATAGCCGACTCCTTGCCCTGCAGAATCATTTGCGTAAGACTTTGCCCCGGATCAGGACCACCCGTCGTACGCGCAACGATTTCCTCAGGCGCAATGCCCGGAGAAGGAGGACCGTACACCTCTTCCTCTTCCGTTACCGCTGCTAGTCCGCCTTGTATGTCTGCCATTAGCTCAGTCCTGTTTGTCAGCTCGCCAATTGTTCTTGCGGCTCGTAGATTCATCGTTGGTCGTAAGCTGTTTGCCTCGACTTACTCCGATACTGTCGCCTATATCAGGGTAGCCCCACTTGCCCATCCACTTATTGAAGGTCGGAAATCTCTTCGCAATTCCTGATCGAATGCTGTCGAGTACCTGCCCACCAAAAGCGTACTCAGCTAGTCCGCCCTGCGCGTATCCTTTTGGGTACGCATACCCACCCTCCGCATAGTCATCAATGTAACCACCTTCCGCGTTGCCGTCTCCTTGGAGTCCACGGTACACACCGTAGCCAGCCACCATCTGTGACAGCGGTGACGGCTGGTAAATATCTGCCGGTCCCACGTCGGTTCGTGTCTGTGATGTGCTCATCGGCAGTCCGCGTATGGTGTTGGACATGAACGCTAGCCGGTCGAATGGCAACTGACGTTGTTCGAGGAAGTCGTTGTACGCCATATCGAGGCTTGCCTGATCCAGTCCCTGCTGTTGCGCACCGATGCCTTCCATTGCTGCTGCATCCGTGAGACCCATGCGTTGAGATGCTTCGCCCATTCGGCCAAGACCTTCGGCTCCGGCGTACATGCTCGCGGCACCAGCTTCTTCGAGTGCTCCTGCGATGCGTCCCAGCTCGCCTTGTCGCGTCATGTCGGCACCGAAGATGTCTGCACCCTGACCGTACGCTCCGTGAAGTGCTTCGAGCCGCTGGGCTTCGAGGCCTTCTTGAATGTCGCGTGAGCCACTGATAGCGATGTCTTCCATCGAGCCTGTGCCACCACGAGAACCATACTGACCTGCACCACCGAACATGCCGGAGATGCGAGGCATAAATTCTTCTTCCAACGTGCGCGTGGCGAGTGCTTCCTGTCGGTCGAGTACGTTCCCGATGTACGGGCTCATGTAAGAGTCAGCGACGCCTTCGTCGGTCCACTGTTTTGACCCGGCGTCGAGGTAAGGCTGTGCAGCACCAGAGATGTTCGCAGCACGATTGAGCCCACCCATGTAGCCCGCACCCCCTGCTTCGAGGTAAGGCTGGTACGCACCGACGTTCTCTTCAACCATGCCGAACGCAGCTTGTTGCTCCGGCGTGAAGCCAGCGATCCTCGGACCACCGTACGGAATGTAAGGTTCAGCAGCGGCTGCGTTCGCTCGTGCGATCAGTCCCTGCGTGTAATCCGACATCCACTTGGGGATGTTTTCCACCGTCTGCCCGTAGGTTGTGACAGATTGTGGAGGCTTTCCCTCAAACAGAAAATCTAGGCTGCTTCCCATTACGCTCTCCCAGCCGCAGCTCTAAGCCGTGGCATGTAATTCTCAGGCGACCGCGCTTTGTGACTGAAGCCACCCTTGCTCAGGTTCTTCGCTTTGTGCTTACGCATGTTCTGTCGCATCTCATCCAACCGTTGCGCTCCAGCTTTGCCGGATCCGTCACCTAAGAGTGCCACCGTTTCTGCGTCTATGACGTACTCACCATCGCTCAGTCGCGCTGGGATGTCGTCGGACCTACCAGTGCCCGGTCCCTGCGTGTATCCACCAGAAGCGCTCACAGTGGGTATGGCGGACGGTACGTCGGCGTTCTGAGAGAAGTAATCAGCCGCTCCGCCCATGGAGAAGCCAGTTCCCTGACCCAGCTGTGGAGGAGGTGGCATCCATGTCCCCGTGTTGGGATCGAGATTGTATCCAGCTGCTCGCAGTCGTCCACCGTTACCCCGGACCATGTTGGCCGGGACAGGTTGACCTTGTTGCATCAGCGCAGCGATCTGATCCTGTGCACCCAGTCCACCGGTCGGACCTACCGTCGGCGTGCCGGTCTCTCCGGAGAAAGGATCTGGCGTGACGAAGAGCTGTTCGCCTGACTGTGGTGCTCCCTGCTGCCCGTACCTGTAGTAAGCGTTCGGATCATTGGGACCAATCCACTGACGATTGCTGTCGTAGATCGGAAGATCTTCCAGCATGCCCGGATCCATCTGCGGAGGTTGACCCTCTTCGTAGTCGCCACTCATTGCACTGGCTCCCATCAAGAGAGGCATCCCGTACTTCATCAGTGTGTCCATGCCGCCCGGAGGTGGAGCCGTACCGGGTGCTGGCGTGCCTCCGGCAGGAGTAACAATCGGTGCTTCCGGAGGACCTGACATCGTAGTGCCGGGTTCACCGTAGCCCGGTGGAGGTGGTGCAGGCGGACCCATCTCACCCGGTGCCAGTCCTTCATCCAGACTCACGTTCGCTTGTGCGAGTGCACCCTCGGTGCCCTGCTTTGCGGCTTCACGTGCCATCATAGTTTCTGGCGACGCTTTTTGTGCAAGGATGCCACCCTCAGGAGGCGCTTCGAGCCCGAACATCTCCTGACCTTTGCCAGCGAGGTTCTCTACCGTCGGCTGCATCATCTGAGTCAGTGCGCCTGACATGGCACCTTCAACGAAGTCACCACCAGTCAGCTCGGAACCAGCACCACTCGCTAGACTTGAACCAACGATGGCTGCGGTTGAATCAGACAGTCCGGGAGCGATCTCTTTCACCCAGCCGCCTGCAACGTCACCGAGACCTCCAGCGATAGCACCTGTCATGGCACCGGACATGAAATCACCACCACCGGCAGCGGACATGCCGCCACGCAGCAGTGCGTTACCTACAATTGCCTGACCAGCACCTGTCACGCCCGGTATCAGACTGCCAACCCACGTGCCGAGTCCGGGAGCGAACATACTCAGTGCGATTGGAGCAACGATCTGGAAGATCTTGGAACTGAAGACTTTCTTCACTGCCTTCTTCACGCTCTTCCAGATCTTGGAGAAGAATCCGTACTCAGGCATGCCGGTGTTCGGGTTGATGTCAGCCTTGCCCCACATTCCTTCGAGAACGCCCAACTCTTCAGGCGTCATGTGCACCATCATCGAGTCACCGTTGCGCCCACCTTTACGTGTCGTCTCGGCAGCTTCTGCCAGACCACCCTCGGCCTTCTCGACGTAGCCACCGATCTCGTAGAGCTTCACCTTCTGAGTTTCTGATGACTTGACGCCAGCCTTCTTCAACAGTTGTTGCGCAGCGAATGAGTAAAGCAGCTCGGGACCACCCGGCATGGACTCAATCAGCTCCGCAGCATCAACAGTCTCTTGGTCGCCGCCTTGCTCTGCCAGCATGGAAGCCAGACCTCGTCTTGCACGAATGCCTTCGGCAGCTGTCGGTGCTCTGGAAGTAGTTTCTTTAGCCATCGGTCTATCCCGTAAAATTTGTCGTTGAGAACATTCTCATTGCCCATTCTTTCCAGTCGTCATAATCATTTGGATCGGGGACGTCCTGTCCCAATGGATCTGTTCCGCCGAACACACCGCATGCCCACTCCTGCCACTTCGATGGGTCGTCCAGTCGTTCGAAGTTATCGTCTGAGCCCTGCACTGGATCAGTGAAGAAACCCAGTTGCCCAGTCATGATGTCAGCCCAGTCGCGTACGTCGTCGAAGCCGCGTGGATCGATGATACTCATGACTCAACCCTGCCGTCGGCTGGCTCGATGTGAGCGTAGGTCTTACCCAGTTCGAAGTTGCCTCCGCCTGTGTTCGACTCGAACTTGAAGCTCATTAGCCGCCGGATGTCTTTAAATTTAACAGTTTCTTCGTCACTACTCGACGGAGTCTCAAATATGGTCTGCGGATCTGAGGTCACGACGGGAGCTTTCGCGTTCGCACGACCCTTCACCTCCACGGTCATGTCACCTGCCTGAACGAAGTCAGGTTCGATCCGTGCAATACGCAGAGACTTGTTCGATATGTTCTGGTCGAGCAACGAGAACTCATGCGTTTCGTAGAATGAACGCACTGCACTGATGTTGCTCAGGCGGATCTTGTCGAACGCCACTTCGTGCTGCCAGAGTGTGCGACCGTTTGCCGTCTCAAAGTTATCGACCATGAAGGGACGCTCGTACACGTCGGCGTAGATGCCTGCGCAGCGTCCTTGATTGAGGTCATCGTTATCAGGCAGCGGTGTGTCGAACCAGTAACCTTCGCGCACGTTGTAAACGATTGCATGCGTGCACTCGGTCGCACTGCCTCTTGGGTAACACCACCACAGCTCACCGTAGCGTGGGATCTTCATGCCGAAACATTTCTGCCGTGCACTGAAGTTGATGTTGTCGAAGAACCAGTTCTGATTCATGTTGTTTGGAATCTCTCGCACGACACCGTTGAACATGTACCACCGATCCACTCCGGGCCAGTAATAAATGCCGTCCATCTCAACGACGCCTTGAGAACTCATGATGGTTGTGCCACGAGCAATAATGTCGTACGCGAAGGCGGGAGTGCTACCTGTCGAAGTGGCACGGATGACTGAGTCGAGACCCCAGAACAATGCAGCGGGACCGTTACCCGATCCGCGAAGAGGCATGCCCTTCACGATCTTCTGCGTGCCAATGTTGATAGCAACAGGTGCCACAGAAAGATTGTTGGCTTGCGACTGGAGGATGAGTCCGTCACTGCCAAAGGTCCAAATGTACACACCGCTGACCACGAGGCCTCCACTGACAGGACCCTCAGCACCACCATTCCAATCCGCATGGAGTCCCGTCGTGTTAAGCACGGTGGAAGCTTCGATGGAATCGAGGTACAGAGTTCCCGCTATGGAGTTGTCGATGTTCGCAGCGTTCGGCGGAGCGAGTGCCATCAGCACGTGGTTACCGGTGCCGCTGGTGTCAGCAAAGATGTCGAACTGCCACAGGTTGTCGAGGTTTGCCGCGAAGCCTGCCGGTGTCCGATCATTAAACGTGTTCAGTGATCCTTGTGACACTTGGTACTGGCCGAGAGTGTTCGGGTGACCAAGGTGCAGGTACTGAATGTTGTCAGAAGAAAACGAATGCATACCGCGTGTAATTTCAGGCACGGTGTCGGTGACCTGCTGATAGCCGCCAATCTTTTTCGGTTTGCCACGCTGGAACCTGCACCACTGACCATCGAGGTAGTGCTCGCTATCGAAACGCGTCCCGTCCCGTTTAATACCGGGGGCAGACGCTAGCAATGCGGGTTGTTCAGGCAAGATATTCCTCCGGTCGTAAAGCACGCAGCTCGCTCGGATCTTTGAGTACCTGCTTACACGTATCGCACGTGAACAACTGCAAAGGATCTGGGTTGGTATTGTCTAACAGTTTTGCATGGTAAGCATCCAACACCTCACCATCCTCAGGCCAGTGATCATAGAACAGCGCAATCAGCTCGCAACCTTCTGAACCGGTGTGCTTGAGCGGCACCATCTCCCTGATGTGCTTCGTAGTAAACACGTTCTCCATCCACGGTTTAATCGTGACTCCCTTCTTCAATTGGGTATCAGACTCATCGAGAGCACGCTGCATGGTCTCTCGCATTTCTATCGAGATCCCTTTGGGGAGTGCTTTTACAATCGCAACCATTATGTATCTGTCCGAGTGAATCGTAGCCAGCTGTTTTCAGCAAACGATGTCGTACCTGTGGCGACGACCTGAGCCCACTGAGTAGTCAGAGTGATTGGGCTTGTAATAATCTCGCAGTTGCCATTGAGCCAACCAACACCTTCTCCAGTGTTGAGTGATGTAATCAATGCTCCAGTTGATCCATCTAGGGTAGTAAAGTATGTGTCCGCATTCGATGGGCTTGTTCCAGTGTTCGCCCGGTAAGTAAACGTGTAGGGAGCACCTGCAAACGAGCCTCCGGTATCGGTCCAACGGAATTTGAAACCAGCTGAAGCGTTAGTGACTCCATACTGGAAAAATCCGGAAAGCCCCCAACGACCTACAGCTAATACAATGTTGATCAGGTGGTTGTCGTTCTGGTACGTGGTTGAAGCAACGACATTTTCATTCGCTGTCTTCACAGCTTGCACAACTGAAGGACTATCGCTGACTGTTAGGACACGTTCGAAGCCTCCACCAGTCAACGTGTTGTTGACCTCGAAGCCACCATTAGCTAGTGATGCACTGCGTGCAATCTCACCATCACCTTTCCAGAACAGATGACAACCTGTGTTTGGATTCATCTCCAACATCGAGACGGTAGCGGTGATGCTATCCTCGCCTTGGAAGGTAATAGTCTGTTGTGCCAGATTCTCAAAGATGAGTTCATCGCTGCCGCCATAGCCAATGGATGCGCGGTTTGCGTAAGCCGTAGTCGTCAATTGAATGCTTGCGTTGTTATTGGCACTACCACGAACTTGAAGGCCAGACAGAATACGAAGCCTATTGCCTATCAAAATCTCTGCACTGGCATGGTTGGTGAAGATCTCGATGGTGCCATCTGCATGGTTGATCGAGTTGGTGATGAACATCTCTTGCGAGAAGGAGTTCCAACCGATGTAACCGACGACCGTCTCATCCTGCCACGTGAATTGCAGCCGACGAGGTACTGAGTCCGAGTCACCAACACTGCGTAGCTGTACGTTACTGCTACCAGCAGCAAATACTGCAATGTTGCCACCGCTATCGACCAAGCTATCAGGTGAAGGCACCACGTCCTCGATGAGGAACTTACGCATCGCGCCTGCGTCTGCATCCCAGATACCAACAAAGTCTGCTGCAGTATCGATGACCGTCTCTGCTGTCAGGTTATCGACGTCCAACAAGAGCTGCATATTAGCTGTGAGATCACCACCACCGGCTAGACCGGAGAGTGCTTGCGTCTCAATCAAGATGCCGTCGAACGCAGCATTCAAATTCGTACGTGCGCCCGATGCTGTCGTCGCACTCGTACCACCCTGACCGATGGTGATCGGGAATGCCACACTGGTAGATGACGTCGCGTTGATTACGTCAGTGCCATCGCAATAAACAATTACGCTCTGCCCTTGTGGGATGGTTATTCCTGCGCCTGCTGCAGTGACGACCTCCAATGAGAAAGCTCCACTCGTCTGATTATCTGCCCAGTACTGCTGCGTCGTATTGGGTACAACGATGCGTCGGTTACCCGTCAGTGCGCCCGTGAATCGATACGAGATCCTGTCGAGGTTTGCACCAGAGAGTACGAAGTCACCAGAGCCCGGTACCGCAAGCGACACGAAGTCGAACGCAATGGTCGAGCCGGAGCTAAGCCCGATGGTGTAATAGTCGGTGCCATCCGTGAAGAAGAATGCACTGTCGTTTGGATCGAGGTTAATACTTGCGCCACCATCGATCTGACCAGACGGAGGCAACACATTGAGCGTGCCACTACCAGAGTTACGGATCATGCAGAACCAGTTGTTGAAAACTGTTCCTGCTGACGGCAAGTTCGCGGTACCTGCACCTGCCGTGTAGATCAAGCACTTCGCTCGATCACCGTCAACCACATCAAAAGGTGTCGCAGCTTCTTCATCGGAGTCGATGATCTGTTCGAGCAGACCAAAAGCAGCAGCCTGCAAACCTGAACCAGCTAACGCAGCAGCAGACGCCAGTGTTGTGGCTGCTCCCAGTTGAAAGCCCGACCATATGCCAGCCTCGGTCGAGTTATCAGTCAGTACGATGACCCACTGCGTGCCGTTCGTTGCGAACTGGATGACACCACCCGTAGCATCACGCAACGTGAAGTCATCACCTATCGCACTGATGGTTGTCTTGTTGCCTGTGCTCACAGAACGAGCGTCAGGCATGTCGATGTTGAGACCGAGTACCGAAGCATTAATGTCGAGGAAGTCTGCTACAACATCGTTCCCTTCAATTTGCTGCTCACGCGGCCAGACAAGTTGGACGTCAATAGCCGTTGTGATTTCGAGGTAGCTCGTCTGCGAGGGGAAGATCAACTCTCCACCAAATACGTTTGTGTAACCCATCAGACGTTCTCCCTCGTAACGTTCCTATCGATGATGCGTTTCATGTCTTGCCCTTCAAGAATCGCAACGTCCTTTTCGTAAATCGCTTCCCACGTTGCGATGCGTTCGTCGTTCTTTAAAAATGGAGTTGCCTGCAGGAGCGCGCCATGAAGTAGGGCGTTCGGGGCAAAGTCCGACGACCAATTCGTTTGGTTGACGCTATCCAGTAGCGCAGGCAACTCCCAGTAATTGACCTCGAATGGATATGCGAAGTCAGCTGTCGGAGCGATCAGCCAGTTGAAGTAATCGTAGTCAGCGTAGAACTTCGGCTGAGCAGTCAAATCTTCATCCGGCCAATAGCGCCGACAGTACTCGTAGCTTCGGGCAAACAAGGGGGTGCGTACCTGTGTTGCGCCCACACCGAAGTTGATGCTGATAGTGTCACGCCAGCGATCAGGCTTAGGTATTACCGATTGTCCAACACCTAACGTGTCTGTGACCACAGTCACGAAGCCGAGGATCTTCAACCGGTTTGCCAACTCACGCTCAGCCAGATTAATAAGGCTGGGCAGTTGGTCGAATACGGTTGGATCGACAGCTGTGCCTCGCTCCAGATAGGCCCGAAGGTCTGCCTGTAGTGAGTCGAATGTCATCGAGACCGGCATTAGCTACTCCTTACGCGTTGGGATCGACGACGGGGGCGTCATCATCCGGCAACGTATCTTCTGCGGGTGAAGCTGGTTCAGGGTCAACGGAGTCGGTTGGTACTTCGTCGTCCACAGTTTCTTCCGTCTCTGGTTCGAGTGGGTTGCCCCCTCGGTCCACGGGAACAAACTCAGGTTCCTCTTCTTCAAGAAGCTCCTCCTTCGCTGCCTGCAAACGTGCATGCGCATCGTCAGATCTGGCACGCATGACGTCCCACTCACCGGCAGTAGGTGCTCTACCTTTTGCAGCCATCTCTTCGATGGTTTCAGTGAACGCTTTGAGATCGTCGAGCGCGTCGTCACCCTGTGTAATTAGGGCACCGAGTATGCCGAGTAGCTCGGAGGCTTGGCCTAACCGCACGCTACTGCCACCACCCAATGCAGGGTTGGACAACACCGTACTCAGACCGTTGATTGCGAGTATTGCTAGTGAGATTGGATCCATTGTTATTGTGCTCCTTTGATGTTACGAATTATTTCGTTTATCAGGGGAGCTAACTTTGTAATCCAATCATCAAGTTCCCTCGACGCACTGAGTAAGCGCTGTTCGCTTGTTTCTCCCGCGTCGAATTCGCCCTTAATAATTAGAAATGCCGTGTAGGCGTCCAACAAACTGTCGGCCACCGGCTTCGCTCGTTCCTCTGCCTGAATGATGCGTAATTTGACACCGCGAGGGATAGCTGGATCTTCAGCAAGATCAGCCGCCTTTTCTTGTACGATGACAAACGTGCCGTAAGCAGCATACGCTCGCTGCTCAGATGTTTCCGCTGCCGCAAGAGGGTTCGCGGACTGACATCCTGCAAGAGCAAAGAGCCAGAGCATTAACCATGCGTAGCGGTAGTCGAGTTTCCTCATTCTATATACCTCCATCTCCGGTGCCGGAAATTTTATTCACCGTACGCCGCACCGTGAGCGCTTGGTAATCTTTCAGAAATGCAATTGCTGCACCACCCAGAAGAGAGACCCACGTTGCCGTTGATAGATCGGCGAACGTCATGTCTGGGTTGTTAGTGAACAGTGTCACAACGCTTGATCCGAATAGAATCAGCGCTGCAATGAGTGCCCCTGTGAGAGTGTTAACGTTCATGACCTTTCCTCCAGCTATTGATGTACTCGTCCGTCGTGCCACGTCCGAGATCTGTGTTGTAGTGCTCCTTCCAATAAGCAGCCTGATGTTTCAGGTCTCCTGCTTGCGGGAGTGGAGCGCGCACACGCCTGTAATGCACACGACACATCGCAACTGCGTACTTCAAATTCCAGATCAGCTCTCGCGAATCCGGACCTCCGATCTCAGACACAGCTGCTGCCAGTCTGTCACGGTACTGCAGGTAGTTATTCCAGATGTCATCATGCGTTGTGGGCTCCATCTGGCACACGCCCAACGCTGGACCGCTGCCCAGTTGCTTGATGTAAATAAGTCTCGACTCTTGAAGACATGTGCCCAGCACCAGCTCGCAAGCTGCTGTCGAATACAAGCCCAGATCTTCGAGAGTCGGCTCGATGATCAGGTCAATAAATTGTTCGCGATCAATCATGATGTGTTTTCAGGTTCCAGTTGCTCTTTCGCTTCTTTCAATGCTTCCAGCTCGATCTCCAGATCAGTCAGGTACTCCGCATCATCCGAAGTCCAGTCGGTGTCCTGACGTTGCCGGAACTTCAACGCCGCGATCTCTTTACGCAGTGAGTTGATGTCACGTGTAAGCAGCACCGAGAACGCAGACTTAATTGGCTGCGCCTGCTGTTGTGCAATCTCCTTGAAGTCTTCAGCCAATGCAGACGAGATGAGTGGCTTGCCGACGTACCACAGAACGGGGATCACAACCGCGAGAGACGCAACGGTGCTAAAAATTGTGCTTATTGAAACTTCTCTCGCAGCCATGATCCTATCCCTTACGCGTCAGCGTCTTCGTTTGCGGCGTTTTCCTCCACCCCGTTTGGCTCTTGGTCCTCTTGGGGTGGGGTTTCCACGGGAGCCATGGGAGGGTTTGGTGCACCTCCTCCAATATTTTCCGGCTGTGGCTGTGCGAGTACGACTTCACCGTTCGCTATCGCTTGCAACATACCTTCCAAAACTCCGAGTGCACCAGACTTCGCTACCTTCAGCGGCACTGGTAGATCATCAACCTGCAGTAGCGTCACACCTGCTGCTGCAGCCATTTGAACTTGAACTGCTGTTACTTCTTGCTTTGCCATTTTTTCTTCTCCTAAGTTAGGGCTTTCGCCCACGTAAAATTTATGGTTCGTTATCCGCAACACCCTCATACTGATCTGTGACTATGTTAGCCGGGGTTGCAATTTCTCGGACCTCAACCTGTATGATGACACCGATTGAAGACGTTGCAGGAATGTCATTTATATCCGTCCATGCCAAATTCTGAGTGATGGGTTGCCAATCGTTGTACCCGCTCCATCCGGTGAACTGAGGATTGTTTACACTACCTCCATTGAGTAGAACAAGTTGCGCCTCGAACTGCGCATTGCTCGCACCACCATCGTCAACCCACTCAGTACCAAAGTTAACGTCCTGCCAGAATGGAGTCCCCGTACCTGCCTCAGCACTGAATTGATAGATACCTCCGGGCGTAAGTCTGATGCCTATATTGGACAAATCGTTACCGAAATCTTGCACAGTTTGAAAGACGTTGGACAACGCGATATTGCCCGCAGGAATACTGCTCTTCTGCGCCAATGAAAATTTTCGTTGAAGCAGAGACATTAGCTTAGTCCTGCTCCTGCGATCTTCCAGACACCCGCACCTACTAACTGAGCGACCGCTGCTCCACCTGCTGCCAGCGTTCTTGTTCCTGTTGAATTGTCATCCGCGAAGATCAACGTGTCAGTCGTGATCGCAATGCTGATAGAAACTGATCCGCTGTTGTCCCACGCGAGGAGCGTACCAATCTGATAAGCGACCGCACCGCTCGCAGGGATGGTCATCGTCTGGGCTACAGTTCCGCCCGTGAAGGCTACCGTCTTACCCTTGTCAGTCAGGATGCCCGTTCGACTTGCAACCACCGAAATGATTTCAGAGATCGAGGGATCAAGCAGCTGATCAACGTCGGTGTCATCAGTGTAAGTCGGGCGGCAAGGAGCTGATGAACGTGTCCACCACTGACCTCTACCCGCAATGTTGGGAGCAGGAGCCGCTGCTTCACTCTGACGAATTGAGTCAGCCTGAACGAAGAAGACAGATGTGCCTCCAACGACCTGCATTCTTATGTCAGTGCCATCGCTGCCTAAACTGCTGCTGACCGAGTCACCGAATCTGTAGAAGTTTACCGAACCAAGATTTAAGTTCAGATCTCCGTTGTCAATGTTGATGCCTTCATCGAAGGAGTAGACCTCGACGTTAGCAGTCGCGAGAAAGACCAACGCTTCCGCAGGAGCCATCGTCGTGGAGTTGATCTCTATCGAGACGCTGTCAACATCAGCACCATCGAAGATCGTAAGTGCCGCGCCAGTGATTATCTCTAAGTCAATCGTCGTGGTAGCACCGATAGCCATCGTTGCCTGAAGGGATTCGCCACCACCTCCTGCGTTCAGTTGGAAGTCTAGACCATCATCATCAGTGAAAAATAAGTCTAAAGGCGCGGGAGCACCAGCGTATGGAGTAGTCGGTACAGAGTACGCACCAGTTCCAGCGTATCGGGCAGTGCCGACTGTCATGCGAACATCGTCAATCCAGCCATCCGTGAATGCATCTGTAGCATCGCGACAACCAATGATGATCGCTGCATCAGGATTACCCAGATCAGCCGGTGAAACACCGAAGTCAGCAACCTCGTAGAGACCGTTGAAATACGCACGGATATTATTGTCGCCGCCTACATCTCGGGTGACTGCCCAGTGATACCAGACGCCAGTGCTAATGCCACCACTGATGGTTCCAACCTCAGCACCCCAGTCTTGACCGACAAGCCTGACGCGGAAGCCAAAGGCATCTTGAATGATGCCGTATTGAACATAGGCACTGCCGCCTTTTCTCGAATCGTACAAAACGAAGCCGGGACCTGCTGACGTCTGTAGCGGTGGCAGAGTGTTGAATCGAACGAAGCCCTCGATGGTCCAGCTTTGTGTTCCAAGATCATAAGCCGCAATATCAGGGAAGGTGACCCAGTCACTGTTACCGTCAAGCAGTAGAGATGATACTCCAGAGTTGAACTCCGCAGTGTCTAGCTCAGCGGTTCCAAAGAACGTTGCGCTAGCTGTATTGACCGAAATCTCGGTGTATGAAGTCGCACCATCAGCACCATCGAAGTCAGCGAGTAACTCAACTTCACTCCAGAGTGGGTCACCCGGCACTCCTTCCACCCAGATTTGACCTCGACCAGTAACATCTGGATCAGCCGTAGGTTGCGCGACCAAGAAGACAACACCAGCACCCTCCAGATTGAACCCTCCACCATCGATGTCTGATGTCCAAGGTGTAAGTCCCGTATTCAATTGAAAGTCAGTACCATCATCGTCGGTGAATATGAGATTGTTCGGCGCATCGTTGCGAACCCAGAGTTGACCCTGACCTGCGATGGGCGTTATTTGTGCTGCGCGTTCACTGAAGTAGAGCGGACGTGGGAAGCGGATACTGGCGAAGCTGATGCCGAAGGAGTAA